TTCAATGTCTCAACGGGTTACGTTGGCACAAACTCAATTACAATTAGCACAGGCTGATCCTGGTGCTCATAATATGTATGAAGCTTACAGAAGAATGTATCAAGCATTGGGTGTCAAAGATATTGATATGATTTTACCTGTTCCTCCAGAACCACAACCTATGGACCCTGGATTAGAAAATGCTGCTTCTTTAAAAGGTCAAGGTTTAACAGCTTTTAGACAACAAAACCAAGTTGCACATATTAATGCTCACAGAGCTTTTATGACTTCGTCATTAGTAAGAAATAATCCTCCAACAATGGCTATTTTACAAGGTCATATTATGGATCATGTAAGTATTCAGGCTAGGGAAGAAGTAGAAGATGAAAAAGCTCCTGAAATACAGCAAGTTGCGGCTCAATATGGAGGTCAATTACCACAAGAATTACAATTACAATTCCAAGAAGAAATTGAAAAACTCGTTGCAGAAAAAATTGCTATTATGACTGAAGAAATGGTAAGTGAAGAGCAAGAAATGATGCAAACTTTAGGAGAAGATCCACTTGTAGACTTAAAACAACAAGAAATTAATCTTAGAGCACAAGATATAGAGCGAAAATCATTAGTAGATGAAGCAAAAATTGGCATTGATGAGGAAAAACTACGTCAAGATGCAAAAATTGCTCAAGATCGTATTAATTCTCAAGAAGATATTGCTCAATTACGAGCAAATGTAAATCTTACTAAGCAAAAAGAGATAGAAAAAAGTAAAAAACGTCCAAGAACAGTGGATGTCAACAAGAATATTCGTTTTGATAACTAATCTAGGGGTTGTAAAAGTGCACGCAAGGTCTAATGTTAAGTTTATGACTCCAGCAGAGCAAAAATTACAAAACTATTTTGAACAATTAATGGTTATGGCAGAAAATACTTCCAAAAGTAGTGAAGATAGTATACTTTTAGCAGGTGCTTTTATGAGTGCGGCAAGAGTTTTATATTTTAACAATTTAAATCCTCAAGAAGCAAATAGTATTATAGAAGCCAACACTGTTGATTTTATTGAATTAATAAAACCAACAATACATTAAAGGAGAGAAAAAAATGGCAAAACCTAAATATATAAACGGATCTAAATATCCTAATGCTAAGATGAGTGTCTCCAGTGATCTAAATCCTTACGCAGGTCCTACTGTTAATAAGGCTTATGCTCCTTCTACAGCAGCTATGAGAGTTCAAGGACCGAGTAAAATTGATAATTTAGGTGGTGGACCAAAAGGACAACGTAGTAAAATGCAAATTAAAAAGGTTCCGTTTAAAGGCGTTTTTTAATGGAATGTAAGCATTGTGGACACGGCTGTCATTGTAGTAATGGCGGTTCTTGTCAATCGTGTGATTGCAAAAATTGTGAACATGAGGTAGAAAACACCGTTGAATTTGAGGAAGATTTCAATTTAACAGTTCATTAACTAAGGAGGTTTTATGAATTTATTAAAAGATTTATGGGCACACTTAAAAGAGTGGTCCGATTGGTCCATCAAAGACTGGATTAAAGCTGCAATTGTAGCCATTATCGTTCTTTTTGTTGTTTCCAAAATGATGGGCGGAGGAGCCTAGACTATGGTCTGGCAACTCTTAGCAAAACCTTTACTTGGCGTCGTCGCTGACGGCGTCAAGGGATTTGTAGAAACAAAGAAAGCCAAAGCAGAATTAAAACTTACAGAAATAAAAGCAACAACTAAGCTTAAAGAAGATCAGATCGCCGGAAAAATAAAATGGGAAGCATCAGCCGTAGACCAAATGAAAGGGTCGTGGAAAGATGAGCTAATTTTAATTTGCCTACTCGCTCCAGCAACACTCGTATTTTTTCCAGGAATGACTGTACATATAGAAGCTGGGTTTATTGCCTTGCAACAACTTCCAGATTATTATAAACATTTATTATACATTGCCTGCTCAGCAAGTTTTGGCATTAAGGCTGGAAAAGGTGCAATGGGCTTGATTAAGAAAAAATAGGAGAAAACTATGGCTAATACTAGAAGAATGAATAGACTCGAAGAGCTTGGTCGGGTTGATGCTGAAAAAGCGTATACAGGAAAAGGTAAAAAAAATCTTAAAGCAGAGAAAAAAAGAATTGTTGGTGAACTGAAAAAAAACCGTGGTGGTAGTATGGGTGGAGGAATGAACCCGATGGGTTATTCTAAAGATCCTACTGTGGAAAGCATCGTTGGTTATAATCCTAATCGCCCTATGAGAGGTGGAGGCGTTGCAAAGCGTGGAATGGGAATTGCAAAACGTAAAGGTGGATCAATTAAAAGACGTGGTGGCGGAATTGCCAAAAGAGGAATGGGAATAGCAAAATGAGCATAACTTTAGAAGAAGCAAAAAGTAAAATAAAAAATGTTTCTGGCGGAAAAGTAGCCGCAGCTTATAAATTAGCTAGAGAAAGAAAAGCATCTGGTCGTTTAAATGTGGATGATGTTCGAAGGGCATTACAAATTATTGAAGGAACTCGTCATCCAAGTAAAGCTAAAGATTCTGTGGTAGCCGAAACAGGTATGAGAGGTCAACTAGATAAGGCTAAACAAAAATATCTCAAAGATCTGAAGAAGGTTTTGCCCACAAAAAATAAAACAGGCGGTGTAATTAAACGCAGAGGCGGTGGAATTGCTAAAAGAGGGTTTGGGATAGCGAAGTAATGGCAATACCTAAAGGACCAGGAATGGGCGTTAGACAACGTATAGCTAATGCGGCAAACTTGGGAAGAAACATTGCACGAAAACCTATTGGCGATCCAACTGGTCAAGGATTAAAAGGTAAAACTTTAACAGGAGGAGCAATGCAAATAAAAAGAAATGTTGGAACTAAAGTTCCTGAAACAAGAAGAAAAGGTGGAATGGTAAAAAGTTCTGCTCAGACTTCTGTTATTAGAGGAGCTCAAGCACCAGGATCAAGAGAAGGATCAACTATAAAAGGACCTAAAGCAAAAGGTTCTAGAGAAGGTTCTGTTATTAAAGCAAAAGATGGTAAATGGATTCAAAAAGCAATTAAGAAACCAGGAGCTCTTCGTGCTTCTTTAGGCGTTAAAAAAGGAAAAGATATTCCTGCAAAAAAACTTGATGCTGCGGCAAAGAAAAAAGGTAAACTGGGACAAAGAGCACGATTAGCAAAAACTCTTAAAGGTTTTAAATAATAAGTGCCTTTTAGATCTAAAAAACAAAGAGCATATCTTTATGCAAATAAACCTGAAATGGCAAAAAAATGGGCTTCTGAACACGGAAATAAGATTGTAAAAAAGAATTCAGGAGGGTATATAGAGGTTTACCCGAGAGGATTTAGTAGAATGCTCCCGAGTAAAAGACAGAAAACTAAAATATTTGTATAAGGAGAAAGTATGTCTGAAGTTTTAAAAAAAAGAATACGTGAGCATGAAGGATTTAGGGATACCCCTTATCTAGATTCACTGGGGAAGGCTACCATAGGGTACGGCCATCTTATTACTGAGGAAGATGAATTTGAAAATGGTAAACAATACACCAAAGATGAATTATTAAAATTATTTGATAAGGATTTTGCAAAAGCAGAGATGGGTGCTGATCAATTAGTTGGTCATATTCCAGAATTACATATTGAAGCAAAAAATATAGTAACGGAGATGGTATTTCAACTTGGGACACAGGGGGTTAGAAATTTTCGTAATATGATTTCTGCACTTGAAGAACGCAATTATTCTCGGGCAAGCGCCGAGATGCTCGACTCACGTTGGCATGCGCAGACAACAAATCGTTGCGAAAGTCTCGCTAAGCTGATGTCTCAATGCGCATAGAAAATTTTTTTACATATTATAAAAAACAATTAATAGCTAGACAAGACCAAGTAAAACAAGCTATATTGCAAGGTGTAAAAGATTGGGAGGAATATAGGTATTTAACAGGTAAGTTACATGCCTTAGAACAAGAAGTACAGGAACTCACGGACCTGCTAAAGAAAACGGAGCTAGAAGATGAATAAACCTAAACTAATTGTCCCAAAACACGTATGGGATACTAAAACCCCTGAAAAAACAAAAAAAGAATTAGAAAAAGTACCAGACCCTACTGGTTGGAGAATGGTATTATATCCTTTAAAACTAGAAAGTAAAACTTCAGGAGGATTACATCTTACTGATGACACAGTAGAACAATCTCAAATTGCTACAAATGTTTGTAAAGTTTTAAAGCAAGGATCGAGTTGTTATAAAGATGAAACAAGATTTCCTGATGGACCTTGGTGTAAAGAAGGTAATTGGGTTCTTATTACAAGATATGCAGGATCTCGTATTAAGATAGACGGTGGTGAACTAAGAATAGTCAACGATGATGAAATACTGGCAGTCATTGATGATCCAAGAGATATTTTGCCAGCAAACATTTTATAACATGGAGGCACCATGCCAGAAGCAGTAACACCATCTTCAGAAAAGCTTGTACCTATTGATACATCGGGCAACGCTGTAGATGTAACATTAAAAGAAGATAAGAAAGAAGATGTAGTAGCAACCACAGAATCAGATTCTCCTATTGTTGAAGTAAAAGAAGAAAAAGTTGTAGAAGAAGTAGTTGAAGAACAACCTGTAGTTAAAGAAAGTAAAGAGGAAGAACTTGAAGAGTATAGTGCAGGCGTAAAAAAACGTATTGATAAATTAACTAAAAAAATGCGTGAAGCAGAAAGACGTGAACAAGCTGCTGTTGACTATGCAAAACAAGTAAAACAAGAAAACGATAAAATGAAATCTACTAATGTTGTTCAAACAGATGCAATGTTAGTGGAAAGAGAAAAAGCTTTAGTTAATCAAAAAGAATTTGCAAAACGTGCTTTAGAAGCAGCAATGACGGCTCAAGATGTTGAGAAACAAGTAGCTGCTCAACAAGAAATAGCTCGTTTAACAATTGAAGATGAACGGTTAAAAGTTTCAAAAGCCAAAGCTTTACAAAGAAAAGCTCAATTAGAAGAACAACCTAAAGAGGATATTAATCAAGCTATTGCAGCTTCTGACGGAGGTCAAACTCAAAAAAGTCCTACTGATCCTAAAGCAGTAGAATGGGCTCAGAAAAATGAATGGTTTGGTACGGATAATCCCATGACATATACGGCTTATGATATTCATAATCAATTAGTTCAAGAAGGTATTGATCCTAGAGACGATGAGTATTATAATGAAATAGACAAACGTATAAGAAAAGAGTTTCCCCATAAGTTTAACGATGGAGGGGAAGTTAATAAACCGAAGCAAAAAGTTGCCTCGGTTGTACGAAAATCGGCCTCAGGCCGCCGCACTGTGAGACTCACACCTTCACAAGTAGCTATCGCAAAAAAACTTGGTGTGCCCTTGGAAGAATACGCAAAACACGTGAAGGAGGCGTAAATGAATACTGAAAATAAAACAAAAGTTGAACAAATTAAAAAGACCTCACGCAAAGCTGAAACCCGTGAAAAGGTTGCTCGTAAGAGAGGATGGGTTCCTCCATCAAGCTTAGAAGCACCCGACCCGCCTGAAGGATGGCATCACAGATGGGTTCGTGAATCGTTTAGAGGTGAGCCAGATGAAAAAAACATCATGGGTCGTCTTCGTTCGGGTTACGAATTTGTTATGATAAGTGAATATCCTGATCGAGTAGACTTACCGTCTATCGCTGAAGGCAAACATAAAGGTGTAATAGGAGTTGGTGGATTATTATTAATGAGATGTCCGATCGAGGTCAAAGAAGATAGAGACGCTTACTTCAGGCGCTTAACCGACGATCAGATGGCCTCAGTAGATAATGATCTAATGAAAAACGAGCATCCAAGCATGCCGATCTCAAAAGAGAGGCAAAGCAGAGTAACTTTTGGTGGAAAAAAAGACTAATTCGTAGGATTTTTGACCTCCAAAACTATTAAAAGGATAACAATATGGCAAATATTGATAGTGCATTTGGTTTAATTCCAATTGCAAAGGTTGGTCAGAATCCAAATAATGGTGGTTTAACTCAATACACAATCGGTGATAATCAGACTACAGGTATCTTTACAGGGGACCCCGTTACTTACAAGGACGATGGAACTGTAGAAGTTGGTACTGCTAGTACTGCATTCTGTGGCGTGTTTAGAGGATGTTTTTATACTGATCCCTCTACAAGTAAACCAACATGGAGACCCTACTTTCCTGCTTCAACATCACCTGGTGATGCAGTAGCATTTGTAGTAGATGACCCACAACAATCATTTATAGCTCAACAAGACTCTGATTCAGTCAATCTTGTTGCAGCAAATTTAAACGAAAACTGTAATCTGGTTTTCGGAGCTGGTAACACCGTTACGGGTGTTTCTGGTGTTGAAATAGATTCAAGCAGCAAGAATACTACTGCTACTCATCAAGTGAGATTAATTAGTTTTTGGGATACCCCAAGCAACGATACTACTGCTAATAACAGTGTTTTCGTAGTTAAAATTAATAATCACCAACTTATGGGTGGTACTGGTACTGCAGGCGTATAATAGGAAAGGGAATAGATTATGGCAATTAATAGAGCCCAGCTCGCCAAAGAGCTAGAACCTGGCCTGAACGCACTGTTTGGACTAGAGTATAAAAGATACGAAAACGAGTCTGCTGAAATTTTCAGTCAAGAATCTTCTGACAGAGCTTTTGAAGAAGAAGTAATGTTAGTAGGCTTCGGTGAAGCAGCGGTAAAACCAGAAGGATCTGCAGTAGCATTTGATACTGCAAAAGAATCTTTCACTGCAAGATACGTTCACGATACAATCGCATTAGCGTTTGCGTTAACGGAAGAAGCAGTAGAGGATAACCTTTATGACACTTTATCTGCTCGTTACACTAAAGCTTTAGCAAGATCTATGGCTTACACTAAACAAGTTAGAGGAGCGAATGTGTTAAACAATGCATTCTCTACTACTGGTGGTGATGGTGTTACATTAGCTAACACAGCACACCCAACTACTTTTGGTGGCACTTTCTCAAACAGAAGTGCAACAGATGCAGATTTAAACGAAAC